CATTGTAACATTACCACCAGAACCAGAACCCACACCGCTCACAGTGTAGTCTGTCGTGATAGTCTTAACTGTCTCCACACCTGTTGAGCTACGCAAAATGATAGTTAAATCATCCTGATCAAATATCTTAAACGAATAAGCAAATACTGTAGTCGTATTGTCACCGTTAAAACTTACTTTGTTTACCGCACTACTAACTGTCATCTTACTAACATACCTTTTTCTTTAATTTTGTTACTAGCCGCCTCTCTATCATCAAAAGCTTGCCTTAGTTTAGCATAGTATGGAATAGATTGGTAGCTTGGATCTGTCATTAAAACTTGCCAAGCTTTATCGTAAAATTTCTTTTCTAAATCTTTTATTAAATAAAATCTCTTTGCATCTAAACTTAAATTACTTTCACCAGCTTTTTTCATATCATCTGCATACAATCGACCTTGGCGTGTATTCTTTCTAGTTGTTAAATTTTCTAATGCTTCTTGAAAATTAACCATACCACCTAAACCTGGGATGTTTATTTTAATATTGTTTTTAGCTTCATTTACTAAATCCATTTGGCCTCGAAAACTAAGCTTCATTCCATTATAACTTTTAGGATTTGATAGAGCCCAAGCTTTATTACTTTCATACAGCCTCATTAATTCAATTTCAACATTTGTTGGTTTTTCTGCTGGGCGCATACGAATGCCTGTAAAATTATTCCATAGAGCCATGTACGGATTATTGGCAAAACTTACATCTTCTGCTCCGTAAGCTCTGCCAAGCGTATCACGCTTTACAGCGTTGTAGTCTGCTTCTTCTTGGAAGAAACTATCTTTAGCTCGCATAGCTTTAATTTTATCTAACAGCATAGACATTTCTTCTGCAATATGAGGTTGCCCACCTCTTACTGGAATGCCTAATTTTGCTCTGCCTACAAGCCTATAATCTGGATCTGTACCATTCGGATGCGGATATTTAAATGTACCGTCAGGGTTTGTTTGCGTAACATCTTCCATAGTATAATAATCAAAATCACCGTATGGATTGCGCACTGTCGGATCTCCAACTCTAAAACCCATACGCTGTGCTGCTGACCAAATGTTAGGAAAACCACCCATAGTCGCCCCTTCTATTGGCCCTCTAAACAAATGCGGCGCATCACGAAACATTCCAGAAAAACTATCGTTATCTAATATTGTGCTTATATCTGCTAGCCCTTGAAGCATTGGTAACTCAGCATAATAATTAGCAATAGAACCTACAGCAGCCAATGCTCTGTTACCTACACCTTCTACATCGTTACCGTATATTGCTTCGTTAGCTGTTGTCATAAAAGCTAAAACACCGCCAACAGGTTCCCACCCAGAATAAGATACATACATTAATGGGCCGTTAGGTATGCCCATATCATTATACAATTTATCAACACCCTCAGGCCAACCTTCACCTTTAAAAACAAAACTGTATGGTTGCCAACCCGGCGGCAACGCTTCACGAGCAGCCTTATCCATAGGCATAGCACCTGTCATGCGACCCTCAACAACTTTGTTTTGTACATAGGCAAAAGCAGCGCCAGCCATTGTAAGTTTAGCTAAAGCTTTTTGTTGTTGCGCTGGTGTACCAGAAATAACATCTCTATAAACTTGCGGATTAATACCTGACATTTCCATTGTTTTAATAGCACCGCTTGTTGGCGTTTTAACAAACGGCATCAGCCATTGACCTATAGGTATAGGGCCAAGACTTATTCTTTGTATGGCTGTACCAGGTGCGCTTATGTCTAACCCAAAGATTTCTGTATCATCTTGCAATGTATTATATTTAGCTGTGTGATCTAATTCTTGTGCCACTGAATCTGGATCAAGCAAAACCATACCTGCTTCATCCATCGCTTCTGTAACATCTTTACCTTCATACAAAGCTTTTCTGTACGCTCTATTAGATTGCACATACAATTCGCCTCGTTGCGAAATTGTTTTGAAAAACTCATCACCAAACAACAGCGCTCTAAATGGTAACCTTACGCCTTTAAATATAAAATTTATTGGGCCTGACAGCGGTGTTTCATCAGCAAGCCTAAAACCTGTTGAGTAATCTTCTATCTCTGCTCTAGCTTTAATAGAAGGTTTTTCTGATTTAAATGCTATAGAAGCTACTTTTAAAGCATCACCAAAACTATCCATCCAACCTTTTACACGTAACGCTGTATCTTCTAAATACACTTGCTCTGGATCTATTGGTAAACCTCTTGCCTGGCGAACACTTCTTATTCCTGTACCATAAATACCTGCAAGTGTTTCTGTCGGCAACTGGTACGTCATCCATAAAGCATTTGATATTATATTTTTAAAATTTGTTGCTGGTGACGTTAACAAACCTGCCATGTATGCTTCTGCTATAGCAGCGCGTGTTTTTGCAAAAACAACTTTATTGATAAATCTGTTAAGACCTTTAAAACCTTTTTCTTGCACAACATTTGCCGCTGCTGCTGCAATATCATCAGTTATACCTTCGCCGCCGCCTAGCTGCTCTAATGCTTCTCGCGCTCTACCAGCTAACGCTAAAGCCCCATCTTCACCACCTACTTCAATTGCAAATGATTGTAATGCTCTAGCAGTTTCTGTTTGGAAACCTTTTAGGTGCATATGAAAACCATGATAGATTGCTAACTGTCTACGAAATTCTAATTTTTCAGCAGGTGTAGAAACGCCAGTATTTATTTTGTCTGCAAGGTTCATAATTTTTTCACCTTGCGCAACAAATATTTCACGAGCAGCAACAAGCTCCTCACCTAATAACAAACCGTCCTCTATACGTCTGTTTAAAAATTTTTCAGTAAACCCAAGCTCGTCAGCTAAAAGCGCAGCCGCATTTTCTTTAGTTACATTCTCTGGTATTTTAAATCTTTTAGCCTGACTTATTTCTAACTTACTTACTTCAGAAACAGCGGTAATAAGTTTACCTACATCTTCCGATGTTTTCATATTACTTAAATTAAAATCACCACCTTCTGCTATAGATTTTGCTTCTACGTCTATGTCAGGTAGCACAACTTCTTCTAACGGAGAAACATCAGGCACTTCTCCTTCAATTGCTTTGTTAGCGTTTTCAATTACTGTATTATATTCTGGTTTATCTGCCTGTTTATTTATATCGTTAATAGGATCTAAATCTGCTGCTTTTACTTTACCAATAGCTTCTTGAGCGGCACGTACTGCCTGTTCTGTTTCTGTAGGTTTTGCAGTAAACCCACGTTTTTCAAATTCTTTAAAACCTTCTGGCGATAATGTTTCAGCAGCTTTTTCTTTTTTTAACTGTTCTGGATCAACAGTTTCATCAAGCAGCGGCTTTTCTTGTGGCGTTGGCACAATCTTTTCTACAGGCGGCGGCGGCTTGTTAAATTCTGAAACAATAGATTTAAACAATTCTTTTCCAATACCAGCAACTTCAACTTCACCTTCACGCTTTGGCCCTTTAGCAAACTCTTTAGGAGCGCCAGCCGCTGTAATACGCTGCTGCTGTTCTTGCTGCTCTGCTAGTTCTGTTGGATCTATTGCCATACTAAATCACTTTAATTGAAATTGCTCTGGAAGACTTGCCTCTTCTTCTGCGCCAAGTTTTGGTTTATCGCCAAGAAAAGCTAACTCTATGTATTGTTGCCTAGTTAGAGGTAAATTGAACCTTTTCATAAGAGCTAATACACCGTCATCATTCCCAGCTTGGGGGGTTAATTCCACCTGCTCTTTCATCTACTAGTCTCCTTGTTTCATTTAAATCTATTTCACCGCTCTTATATCTTTGCCATATTGCATCAATATCTGCCACATTTTTTGCACTTTGTTTAAATTTATCAGTAAATAAACCTCTTACGGCTTCCCACGTAATTGATTGCATTTGTCTAGGTAGTATACCACGTTCAGCAGCAGCGCGTCTATACGCCTCTGCATATAGTCCATAATTACCAGATACTCCTGACACAGCAGAACCTTTAGTAGTGCCCCTACCTTTGACACTTGTGTTTTTAAAGTTGTGATCTACTTCTAAAGAATTACCTGACAATGGACGTAATAAACCAGCAGCAACAGCATGAGTATCTATAGTTACATCGCCAAATAATGAATTAGGGCTGTATATATTATTATAAAAATTTCTTACTTTATGACGTTCACCCATTAAAACAGAAATAGTATTTACATCTCCATTTGCATCTATAGACGCAACAGCTTTTCCAATTTCATTAAGAGAACCCCAAGCCGCTTTACTTGGCAAACCGTCTGCATTTGTAGCAACATCTAAAAATTCACCTTCTGGGCCTACAATTTGATAGTCTGGTTTATTGTAAGTTTGATCGTATAATCTAACAAATAAACCTCTCAATGTTGCTTGCACTGCTGGATCGTCATCTACTATTTCTGAATATGATTTACCTTTTATAAGATTTAATAATGGTTCGTACTTGGGTTTATTTAATGACGGCAAAGATCTAAACGTTTGTTCCATTTCATTAGCAAATTTAAAATCTTTTTGTTTTATAGCTACGTCAAGAACACGTTGCGCTAAACTTACATTTTGATACCAATCTTTTTGCGGAGATAAAGCAGCTAACGCGCCAGCTATAGATGTATCAGGAACTCCATATTCTGTTGCCCATGAATCAGTAATTGCTCTTGCGCCGTCATACCATTTTTGACTACGAGCCCTAGTTGCATCAG